TGCGAAGATCGTTACCGCTACACCTGCCAAGACCCCAAACACTTCCAAGACGCCGAGTGCCAGCACCCAGCGTGTGACTTTTCGCAAACCTGCCCCGAATATCTTGTGGCACCAATTCTGGAGAAGAAAATTGAAGGAAATAATACTCAAGCTCCTGTCCAGCAACAATGCACGTCTCAGTGCCGATGACATTGAAGTTCGTGTAAGAGCCTTCGTGATCATCATGGTCACGTTGGTGTTTGCGTTCATCACTTTTGCCCTGCTGTACTCGGTGACTTTTGTCACCCAGCCCATCAAGCAGATGGCTCCGATTGATCAGGCGTACACCAAGATGCTCAACGACATCGTGCTACTCATTGTGGGCGGCATCGGCGGCATCTTGACCAAAGGCGTGAGCAATGAGGCCAAAGACATGATGAATGCGGCCAAGGCCAACACAGCGGCCTACGTCGCCCCGCCGCCACCTCCGCCTGCCCCAGTCGTGATGATGGCTCCTACGGCTGGCTGGACGCCTCCGCCAGCGCCCGTGACGCCACCCAACCACCTTGAGTCGGACGATGAGCGTGCAGCCATGGCCGCAGCCCGGCAAAGCGTGAAAGGCTGACATGTTTAGCTTGTTCAACCCCTACGTTCTCATTGGCATCGTTGCCATAGTGGTGGCTTCTTTTTTTGAGGGGCACCACATTGCCTACCTTGAGCAAGAGGCTGAGATTGCCAAGCTCAACGAGAAGGCGCGCGGGCTTGAACAAGAGGCTGCCCAGCGTGTGACCGACCTATCAACTCAACTTGTGAAGGCCAACCAAGATGCCAAAGTTCAAATACAAAAGCGTGATGCTGCTATTGCCTCTGGCCAGTTGCGGCTTTCTATCGCCACCCGCCCCGTACCAGCCTCCTCAGATGCCGCCTCTTCCTGCGGAAATAGCGTTCAAGCAAGAGCCGAACTTGACCCAGCGGCTGCTCAATCTCTTGTCGCCATCACCGACCAAGGCGACGCCAACACAAGGCAATTAAATGCCTGCATTGACGCTTACATGGAAGTCTTCAAAGTGATGAACGGGGGCAAAAAATGATTACGGCCGCACAGCTACATCAATTAGGAATTGGTGCTGAATGGGTTGATCCCCTCAATGAGACATTTCAGCAGTTTGGGCTTGTCAACGTGGATGAGCAGGCGGCTTTTATTGGCCAGTGCAGCCATGAGTGCAATCACTTCAAGACTTTGGAGGAGAATCTGAACTACAAGGCCGAGACGTTGCACCAATTGTGGCCACAACGGTTCCCAACCATGGAGATTGCAAATGCCTACTCGCACCAGCCGCAACGCATCGCCAACAAAGTTTACGCCTCACGCATGGGCAATCGTGACGAAGCGTCTGGGGACGGGTATCGGTTCCGAGGTCGGGGTGCGATCCAACTTACCGGGCATGATAGCTACTGGCACTGCGGTCAGGCCATCGGTGCCGATCTGGTGGCCAACCCCGATCTGGTGTCCACACCTAAATACGCTGCGCTGAGTGCAGGCTGGTTTTGGTCAACTCACAACCTGAACGCTGCGGCGGCCGCGGAAGACTGGACAAAAGTCACCAAAATCATCAACGGCGGCACATTTGGGCTAGACGAACGGGTAGCATTGACAAAACATGCTATTGCTGTTCTAAGCGCTTAATGGGACAATCACGCAACCGTAAAGGACTCACATGGCGACCGTTACACCAGCCACAATAACTCCGTCATGGGCGATGACCTATGACAATCTGACGACGATGGTGCTCCAGTATTTGGAGCGCAGTGATCAAGCGACCATTAACGCTATCCCCACCTTCATCACTTTGGCTGAGTTTGAAATTGCCCAAGAGATCAAAACCTTGGGTCAAATGGCCGTTGCCACGGCAACCATGTCGCCCAACAACCCCGTCTTGGCCAAGCCTGCACGTTGGCGCAAAACTGTCTCCATGACCTTGACCAAGGCCGATGGCACACAACAACCCGTCTTGTTGCGCAAGCTGGAGTACCTTGAGAACTATTGGCCAAACGCCACTCAAACCTCTACGCCGTTGTTTTATGCCGACTCGGACTACCAGCATTGGTACTTGGCGCCCACGCCAGATCAGGCGTACAGCTTTGAAATCTTGTACTACGAGCGCATCCAGCCGCTGAGTTCTGTCAACCAAACCAATTGGCTGACCCAGTACGCACCGAATGCAATGCTGTATGGCACGCTGTTGCAAGCCATGCTGTTCTTGAAGAACGACAATCGTGCCGTGTTCCAGCAAAAATATTCTGAAGCAATCAATGCCCTGAAAACCGAGGATGTGGCTCGTGTTGGGGATAGACAGGCCGTGGCCGTGGATTCTTAATCATGACAACATACATCGACCCATATTCTGGTTTAACGATCAACCCATCGCAAGTTGGGTATGAGCCGTTAACCATCAGCACAGACACAGCATTGCAGTGGCCAATCAACGGCAACACCACCAACGTGGTGGCCAACATCATTGACGTCACAGCAACAACCACAGGATTGCATCTGATCATGCCCCCAGCCACGCAAGTGTCTGAGGGTCAAAGCGTCATCATCCGAAACATTGGCTCAAACGCCTTTACGGTGACTGACAACGGCGTAAACACAATTTCAAGCATTCCATCGGGAATTGCTGAATTCATCTATTTGACCGACAACACCACGGTCAATGGTGTATGGGCTGTGGTGACCTTTGGCGCTGGCACATCTTCGGCAAACGCAGCAACGCTGGCAGGCTATGGTCTGTTGGCCATCAACACTACGTTGAACCAAGCATATGACGTCAACACGATTTACTCTGGCTACACTTTGCAAGCCAGCGATCGTGCATCGTTTTATGTTTGGGAAGGTGGTGCGGGAACAGTTAGTTTGCCTTCCTCATCGTTGGTGGGCAACAGTTGGTTTGCCATGATCCGAAACAGCGGCACAGGCATCTTGACTATTCAGCCTCAAGGCACAGACACGATTGACGGCAACCCATCGCAACAATTGCAGATCACTGAGTCGTTGGTGATTGTTTCCAACGGCTCAGGGTTCAATACCTTTGCTTATGGTCGCTCAAACACCTTCTACTACACTCAATTGCAAGTCACAGTGACTGGCGGCACAACCACGCTGTCGGCGACTCAGGCGTCAAACACCATTCAAGAATACAGCGGCACGCTGGCATCCAACCAGATTGTGATTTTGCCTTCAACTGTTCAGTTGTATTCATTCCAAAACAACACAAGTGGCTCGTACACGCTGACATTCAAGACATCGGCCTCGGGCGGATCGACTTTGACGTTGCCGCAAGGTCAAACGATCATTGCAATTTGTGATGGCACAAACGTCTACAACGCGCAGACTGCCACAGTGTCTGGCGCTTCATTGACCCTTGGCGTTGGCTCTGCTGGCGCACCTTCTTTGAATTTCCTTGGCAACCTCACAACAGGCATGTACTTGGTGGGAAGCGGTCAGATTGGATTTACCGTGGGCGGATCAAACGCTTTGACACTCAGCGCAAGCGGATTGTTTGTGCCCGTAGGCATTCCCGGCGGAGCGTTTTAATGACATCAAAGGTCGTTGCACTTCAGATCAAGCCCGGCATCCAACGCGATGGCACGCAATTCAATTCGCCATGCTACGTGGATGGCCAATGGGTGCGTTTTCAAAGTGGCTTGCCTCGCAAAATGGGAGGCTACAAGGGCATCTTTTTGGATGCTGCTGGCATCTCCCGCGGCATGATTATGAGCGCCAGCAACGGCCTGAACTACATTGTCTCTGGCTACAGCGGCGGTTTGCAACAGTGGGTAACGGCGGCAACCGATGGCGTGGGTACTGGTCCAGTCAACTTCACGTTGAACAGTTTCAGCGCCAATGCCAACAACTTGTGGCAAATGGATATTGGTTATGACTCCACTGGTGGCGGCAGCAATATGTTGATTGCTCACCCCGGACAAAATTTGACCGACATCACCAGCACCGTCAACACCCGACCATTGTTTGGTCAATTTACGGGCACAACATTGAATCCCGTAGGCGTTTTCACAGCATCTGGCACCATTACCTCCACCTCAAATCAAATGACCTTTGCAACGACCATTCTGGGCGTTGGTCCGGGTGTTGCGGTGAGCGGTACAGGCATTCCAGCAGGCACCACCGTGGTGTCGGCAATTGTCACTGGCGGCGTTTACACAGCCACTTTGAGCGCCAACGCCACATCGTCTGGCACCTACACCTTTACATTCGACAATAACATCAGCGTGTCGGGTGGCGTGGTGATGCTCTACCCTTACTTGTTTGCCTATGGAAACAACGGGCTGATCCAAAACTGCGCAGCAGGTGACTTCAACAACTGGACTCAAGGTGATGCCAACGCCAACAACGTCTCATCCACAAAGGTCGTCAAAGGATTGCCTTTGCGTGGTGGCACAACGTCGCCTGCTGGACTTTTCTGGACGCTAGACTCAGTCGTGCGGGTGACCTATGCACCGCAGTCTGTGGGGTCTGTGAACTACTACTGGCGTTATGACTTGATCACGCAACAGTCGTCCATCATGTCCAGCCAGTGCGTCATTGAATACGATGGCATCTTTTACTGGGCAGGCGTCGATCGCTTCTTGATGTACAACGGCGTTGTTCAAGAAATTCCAAACAGTCAAAACCAAAACTGGTTCTTTGACAATCTCAACTACCAACAACGTCAAAAAGTTTGGGTGAGCAAGATTCCACGGTGGGGAGAAATTTGGTTCTTTTACCCACGAGGGAGTGCTACGGAGTGCACCGATGCAGTTGTCTACAACGTGCGTGAAAAGGTTTGGTACGACGCTGGTCAATCTCCTGCT